GCCTCCTTCGTGGTATCTTTCATCATGGCGTGGTCTCCGTTCCGGCGCGCTAACGCCGGAATCATTGGGGTTGAGCAACCCGGAGACTACGCCAACCCAATTCCAACCACCTCCGCGACGGGACCTCGTCGAGGCTCGGACCGCCAATCTCGAACAGTCTCTTGCCGATTTTCTGCGCGCGAACAAGCAGCCGGATCAGGCTCGTGTCCGCCGGGGCAGAGTTCGTTAGGCCGTCGACGATGAATTTCATTTCTTTTCCGGTCCGCTTCAATCGCGCCGGAATGGTCAGCCTGACGAGATTCTCTTCGCCGCCTGCATCGTGCGCGTTCGATGCTCGAATCCCATCCGCAATCCCGTCGGCGCCGCCTTCGTTCAGAAGCCGGCTGATTAAACTCGCCGAGCCGACGTCAAGGTCGACGCGATCGGCGTGAACCTGCGCTCTGACGAGGACGGAGCGTATCAAGTCGTGCAGCGTTTCCGTCGGCAGACGATCCCAACGAGCGGAGAGCGCGGTCGCCGCGTCCCGGAGCCTCTTTTGCATCGGCGCATCGCGTCCGCCATTCGCGATCGCATTCAGGATTTCGACGGGATCGGCGAAGAGCGCGCGCAGGCGGCCAATGACAAGCGCTTCGAGACTTGACGCCGGGACCCGTTGACCGTGCGAACTGTCCGCCGCGGGACTGGTGATGAGGCGGCGGGAGATGTAATAGCGATACCGCGTTCCCTTCTTTACGGCATGGGTCGGCGTCATGGATTCGGAACTGGCGTCGAACAGGATGCCGCTCAGCAGGCTCGGCTCGATCGCGCTGTCGCCCTCGCGTCGCTCAAGCCGGTTCTCTTCGAGACGGCTTTGCACCTGCTGCCATAGCTCTTCGTCGACGATCGCCGCGTGCTCGCCAGGGAAGGCTTTGCCCTTATGGACGATCTCGCCCCGATAGATCCGGTTCTTCAACATCAGATACAGCGCCCCGCGTGGAAACCTCTGGCCGCCATAGGGGCTGCCGTCCGCCGCCGTGCGGCGCTTGCTGACGACGCCCGTGGCGGCGAGATCATCCCGCAAGGCGCGCACCGCCGCGAGTTCAAGATAGCGCCGAAAGATATGGCGCACGGTCGCCGCTTCCGCTTCGTTGACGACGAGTTTGCGTTCCTTGACATCGTAACCGAGCGAAGGCTGCCCGCCCATCCACATACCCTTCTTTTTCGACGCGGCGATCTTGTCGCGGATTCGCTCGCCCGTGACCTCGCGCTCGAATTGGGCGAACGAGAGCAGCACGTTGAGCGTGAGGCGGCCCATGCTGCTCGTCGTATTGAACGCCTGGGTGACCGAGACGAACGATACGCCGTGGGCGTCAAAGACCTCGACGATCTTGGCGAAATCAGCCAGCGACCGCGTCAGTCGATCGACCCTGTAGACGACGGCCACGTCGATTCTGCCGGCGCGAACGTCGTCCAGCAGCCGTTGCAGCGCCGGACGATCCATCGTGCCGCCGGAATAGGCGCCGTCGTCATAGAGCGTGGAGAGGGCACCCCAACCCTCGTGCTTCTGGCTCGCGACATAGGCCTCGCAGGCCTCGCGCTGCGTATCGAGAGAGTTGAACTCCCGCTCGAGGCCCTCCTCCGAAGATTTTCGGGTGTAGACGGCGCAGCGGAACCTCGCGCGCGCCGGGGAGCTGTTTTGGCGGGGGTCAACCATTTGAGTTCTCCGAGATCGTCTCCGCGCCGTTCAAGACGTTGTCGGGCGTCGCGGTTGCAGTCGCCGGCGTTTTCGTCAGCCCGAAGAATCGAGGCCCGGACCATTGGGCGCCGGTAATGTCGAGCGCGATCTTGGTCAGCGATCGGTAGGTCTTGCCCTGAAACTCGAAGCCGGCGTCGGTGACGCAAACCGCGTAGGTTCGCCCGTGCCATTCCCGAACGAGGCGCGCGCCGCGCTTGATCCGGGGCCCTGGCGGCGGCGCAATCCTTCCGCTGGCTTCGAACTCCGCGGCCAAGGTCATCAATTGGCGCTGCGTCGCTTTGGACGGGCCGTCATGGGCGATCTCCTGCAGCCGGTAGGCAATGGCCCGCATCATGATATCGCGGCTCAACCTTGGCGGCTCGGCCCGATAGAGCCGCCGCCATTCCAGACGCAGGTCTGCGAGGCTGAGCCCGGCCAAGACCGCCAGGCGATCCGACAGCGGGCTCGTGCTGTCCGGTGCGCTCGCCGCAGCCCTATGCTCAGCGTCAGTGCCGCTCGGCGGCGACTCGGAGCCGCGCGGGCCGAGGCCGCCGGACCGGGCGGCGGTCGGTTCATGCAGGTCGGCGGCCGAATTGTCCTTCGGCCGCCGCGCCGAGCTTTTCACGCTCGTTCCCATGGCGATCACGAGGCCATCGCGAGAGTCGCGACGGCGCGGTAGACCGAGGCGCGCCCTTTCTCGCCGCGCTCCAGGCGGACGTCGTAGCCGCGATGGCGAAGGCCAGTCAGCGCCGCCCGTGCGGTATGCGGCAACCAACCCGTAGCGGCGATCAGCTCGTCCAACTTCGCGCTCTGATCGCGTTGGAGCAACTCGATGACGCGCGCGATCTTCGTGCCTTGGCGGGGCGCTTGCGCGGTTGATGCAGCCGTTGTGCTCATGGCCGCCGCATTCGTTGCGTGCGACGCTTTCGACCGGTCCTCGTTCGCGCTCGGCGAAGCGCTCGGGCTTGCACTGGGTTGCGAGACGCCTTCGTCGACTGCGATGGCCTTCAGTCCGGCGGCGGTCAGTTTCAACGAGTATTCTTGACCCGCCTCCTCGTCGCGTCGCCAGGCTTCCATTCCGGTCTTCGCTTGGATCTCGCGCACGAGGCCGGCCGCCAGAAGCTTGGCCGCGACCTTTTGCGCCGCGCCGCCTTTCAGGTTCTTCGGCGCAATGAGGCAGCGATCCGCGCGTTGCGACGCAGCCGACAGAAGCACAAGTTGCATGTCAGTAAGCTTGGCAGGAGAACTCATCGGGATCACCCTCTCGGTTTAGACGGCGCTGTCGCCGTCACCACCGCGAGCCCCGGACCGGAGACGAACCGGGCGGGGCCGAGGAATTCACCGATCAACTCATCGGCGGGTCGTGTCTGCCGGCGCCTGAGCGCCGCTGAGCATGTCGCGCCCATTGCTCTTTGGCGGTCCGAAAGCGAGTGAAATCTGACGTTTACGGGCAAATAGCGGTTCATGGTTAGCGGCTGCGATCCGAGTAAGAGCCCATTTGAAATTCCCTGTGTGAAACCGTCTCTCGCGGCAAATGCGCGACACGCCGCCTCGTTCCGACGGGATGCCAAGTCGCAATGTTTGTGCGGGACGCCAACCGATTCGACCTCACAAGATTTCGGGCCACATGAAGGGAGGGCGCGGCGTAAGCGAGGATCCGTTCGTGCGTCCCGCCCACACGTATGTCGGCGCCACTGGCGGCTTTGGTTCCGCCTGAATTATGCTGCGCAGCCTGTTGCTTGGATTCTTCAACCGATGTCACGAGAAGCGAATCTCAACATCGACGACGAAATCGTGCGAATTCGAGCGCGATTGCACGCGCTCGATTCCGAACGGATTGCGCTCGAAGCCAGGCTCGATGAATTAGCCTGTCAGCCCTCGCTATTGGCCGGCGCGGAGAACGCGCCGTCGAACATAAATGTGATCGCCGCTGTCACTTCGGCCTCGTCCTCAGCCGCAAAGGTGTCGCTGTTTCGCCGCCTGTTCGCAGGCCGTGTGGACGTGTTCCCAATTCGCTGGGAGAACCGAAAGACCGGCAGGGGCGGCTACGCCCCCGCCTGCGCGAACGAATGGGCGAAAGGTATATGCGATAAGCCGCGTGTCAGATGCGGCGAGTGCGCACACCAGGCGTTCATTGCTCTGTCAGACGAGATCATCGAACGACACCTACGCGGGGGCGATGGCGCTCGCTCGTTGAGTGATGACTTCGTCGCTGGCGTCTACCCACTGCTGCCCGACGAAACTTGTTGGTTCCTCGCAGCCGATTTCGACAAGGAAAATTGGGCCGCCGACTGCTTGGCGGTGCTTGAAACCAGCTTGGCCAAGGGAATACCCGCCGCACTCGAACGTTCCCGATCCGGCGCCGGCGGCCACATCTGGATATTCTTTTCCGAGCCGATCTCGGCGCGCGTCGCTCGTCAACTCGGCGCGATGCTAATCACCGCCACCATGGAGCGTCGTCCGGAGATCGGCTTCACATCATACGATCGCTTCTTTCCAAGCCAAGATGTGATGCCGATCGGCGGTTTCGGAAATCTGATCGCGCTCCCTTTGCAGCGCAGGGCGCGGGAGAGGGGCAACAGCCTGTTCGTCGACCGCGAGCTTCGCCCGTACGAGGATCAATGGGCGTTCCTGTCCTCGCTGCCTCGGCTTTCCGCGGAGAGCGCACACAAGATTGTCGGCGAAGCGGAGGCGCGGGGCGCGGTTCTGAGCGTCCGGATGCCGGTTGACGAGGAGGACGCCGAAGAGCCGTGGAAGATGACCCCATCTCGACGCCGAGCGCCAGGACCGATCGGCGCGCCCTTGCCGGCCAAAGTCACGTTGACCCTCGCAGATCAGCTCTACGTCGATCGCATGGAGCTGCCGTCAGCCATGGTGGCGCGGCTTGTTCGAGTGGCTGCTTTCCAGAATCCGGAATTCTACCGTGCGCAGGCCATGCGGCTGCCCACCTTTGGCAAGCCTCGCATTATCTCCTGCGCCGAATTGCATACTCGCTACGTGGGTTTGCCACGCGGCTGCCTCGATGACGTCATCCAGCTGCTGACCGATCATGGCGTCGAGGTTGCGATCGAAGACGTCCGATCCGCCGGCCAGCCCCTCCCGCCGAATGTGCTGTTCGACGGCGAATTGCGCGGTCAACAGGTCAAAGCCTTCGATGCGCTGGCGCGGCACGACATCGGCGTACTGGCGGCGACGACGGCCTTCGGCAAGACAATTGTCGCCGCCGCACTGATCGCTCACCGGGCGCGAAATGCGCTCGTTCTCGTTCATCGCCGGGAATTGCTTTCGCAGTGGGTGGAGCGCCTGACGGCGTTCCTCAAGATCGATCCGAAGTGCATTGGCGTCATTGGCGCCGGGCGCCGCAAGCCGACCGGCATCATTGACGTCGCGCTGATTCAAAGTCTCGTGCGCGGCGGCGAGGCCGCGGACCTCGTCGCCGATTATGGCCATCTCGTCGTCGATGAATGCCATCATCTGTCGGCGTCGAGCTTCGAGTTGGCCGCCAAACGGTCGAAGGCGGAATTTGTCCTTGGCCTGTCCGCCACCGTCGCCAGGAAGGACGGTCACCATCCAATCATCTTCATGCAATGCGGGCCTATACGCCATCGCGTCGATGCCAAGGCTCTGGCCGGCGAAAATGGTCTCGCCCATCGCGCCAAGCTTCGCGCCACGGAATTCCGGCTGCCGGCGACATTGGAGAGCGCTGATCGCCTGCCGATCGCCGCCGTTTACGCGGCTCTCGCCGCGGACGAGTCGCGCAATGACCTGATTTTTGACGACGTTTTGAAGGCTCTCGACGCCAAGCGCTCGCCGGTCATTCTGACCGAGCGCCGAGACCACTTGGACTACCTTCAGGATCGCCTTTCGCGCTTTGTTCGGAATTTGGTTGTTCTGAGGGGTGGCATGTCGAAGACCGAGCGCGACGCTTCCCATGCGATCCTTCGCGCGTCGGTCGGCCAGGAGCGACTCATTCTCGCGACTGGCCGCTGCCTCGGCGAAGGCTTCGACGACGCCAGGCTCGACACGTTATTCCTCACCATGCCGATCTCTTGGAAAGGAACGCTGGCGCAGTACGTCGGCCGGTTGCACCGGCGGCACGACGGGAAGACCGATGCGCTCGTCGTCGACTACGTCGACGAACATGTCCCTCTGTTGACGAGGATGGCGGCAAAGCGGAGGCTGGGTATCGAGCGCTCGGCTACAGAATCGAATAGGCGCGAGCCGCTCCCTCTCCCAACTTCTCCAATGCAGGCCGCCAGCCTTCAAGCTCATCGGCAAAATGCCAGAATCCGCGAATGCATCTGGAGAGAGGTTCGCAGTTCGATTCCTCTCAGCTCCACCACCCAGTCCGCGAGCGCGGCGGTGGTTTCCCGGTCGTGGAAATCCCTCGATATCATAGTCGGTTAGCGGCCCGCGCCGCGGTCTGCGGCGGCGATAGCGGGGTATCTGGCGCGGCGAACGGCCGATTCTGGCCGTCAGTCTTTGGCCACAAAATTCCGTTTCCCGGATGCGCTGATGGCGCGCCGCGGAAGATTGTCTCCAAGACGTCGCGAAGGCGGCGAGGATTGGGCGAGACGGTTCGCTGTGGAGGCTCTCAATCCGATCAGGTTTGGTCAGGTCGGCGTTGGGGCCTTAAGCCCGAGCGCGCTCCATTGGTGCGGCCACGCCATCGGAAGATCGATGAGACGCTTGACGCCGAGGCCGCGCGGCAAGCGTCCTTCGATCGCCGCCTTGACGATGGGCGGCGCGACGAAGGCAAGCGACAGCGTCATGCGGATCGAGCGCTCCGTCTTGCCCTCTCGGGTGGCGAGCGATTCGACGGTCTGACGGGGATCGGTCATCAGCTCGTCGAGCCAGCGATGGGCGTGGCGTAGGGCTTCGACCAAGACGATGCGCGCTTTGACCCGCATCGGACGGACCGCGAAGGATGGCTCGCCATCGCCCTGGACGATCTCGCGGCGCCGGGTGGGCGATGGCGGCGTCCATGGAACGGTCAGGATACGATCCTGGCTCTCGGCGGCGACGGCGTCGGTCAGCGTGATTTCGATCGCCGTCCTGCGGATCGTCACGCGTTCGATGGCGGCGCGAAGTTCCACGTCGAGTTCGGGCGCGCTAGGATGGGGAGTGATCAATGCGCGGTCAGGTGGTCCGGCGATAGGATGAGCGCCAGAGCCCCTGAATGAGCGGGCTGGGGCGGGCATCACACTTCGAACCGCCTCAATCACCCGCTTCTCAATCTCCGCCGCCGGCACGCGAGTGACCGAACCCGCATCCTGCTTGCGTCCTTTCAGCAAAGCCCGCGAGACGTAATAGCGCCATCGCCTGCCGCCCTTGGTTGCATGGCTCGGGCCCATCCGATGGCCACGATCGTCATAGAGCTTTCCGGCAAGGAAGGAATAAGCATCCTGACTCGGAGGCTTTCTCCTCTGCGTTTGTTCCGCGAGCCGGCACTGGACGCGATCCCACGTCTCGGGATCGACGATTGCCGCATGAAGGCCGTCATGGATCGGTGCCTTATGGCGAAGCCGTCCGGCATAGATCGGGTTCGACAGGATGTGGTAGATATGTCCCCGGCTGATGAGCCCTCCTCCCGTCTTCCTGCCCGTCCCAACGGTTCGAACGGGCAAACGGACGTTCTCCGCATCAAGGACGACCTTTAGTCGCACCACGTTGCCGGCATCGAGATAGCGCCGAAAGAGATCGCGCACGAAGCCGGCTTGTTCTTCCATGACATGCAGCGCGCGATTTTCGACGCGATAGCCGAACGGGACCGCTCCGCCCATCCAGATGCCCTTCCTCTTCGATGCGGCGACCTTGTCCCGAATGCGCTCGCCGGTGATCTCCCGCTCGGACTGAGCGAACGACAGCAGCATGTTGAGCGTGAGGCGCCCCATGCTGGTCGTCGTGTTGAAGGATTGGGTCACCGATATGAAGGAGACGTCATGCTCGTCGAACAGTTCGACCAGCTTGGCGAAGTCAGCAAGCGACCGCGTCAGGCGATCGACCTTGTAAACGACGATCACGTCGATCCTGCGGGCTCGAACATCGTCCAGCAGCTTCTTCAGCGCCGGCCGGTCCATGGACCCGCCCGAGAAGCCGCCATCGTCATAGCGGTCCCGGATCAGCCTCCAGCCTTCGTGGGCTTGGCTCTTGATATAGGCCTCGGACGCCTCGCGCTGATTGTCGAGCGAGTTGAACTCCTGCTCGA